CAAAAGGTGCAGAATTAGGCAAATGGAACGCAGCTTCACAAATGGGTTCACATGCTGATGACTTCCAATACAAGTCTTTAGAAGAAAAAGAAGAAGAAAAAGACTTACCAGCAGCACCAGGTGAATACGGAGGTATTAAAGGTGGTATGGTAGGTGAAATGAAAGAAGCTTTAGAAACAATTCAATCTTTAAAGAAAGATTTAACTGAAGTTAATTTATTAAACGCTAAATTACTTTATTTAAACAAAGTATTAAAAGCAAACAATTTATCCGAAACACAACAAGTAAATGTCATCGCTGCCTTTGACAAAGCTGAGACGGTAAAAGAAGTAAAATTAGTATTCGAAACTATCTGCGAGAGCTTAGTAATTAAAAAAGAAACTAACCCTATCAAAGAATCAAGAGGTTTCGGTAGCAAAGCAACTGGAACTACTGCAAGTAATCCAGGAGTAATTAGCGAAGTATCTGAGACAGTTCGTAGAATGCAAAAATTGGCAGGAATTATTTAAAATAACAATCAAACAAATTAAACCTTACAAAAATGGAAATTAATTCATTATTGGAAAGCTCAAACACTTACAAAAGCCAAGCAGCTGATTCAGCTCGTTTAGCAGATAAGTGGAGCCAATCAGGCTTGTTAGAAGGTCTTTCTGGAGAGAAAGAAAAGACTAACATGGCTATGATCCTAGAAAACCAAGCTAAGCAAATCGTTGCTGAAGCTAACACAACCGGAACTGGTGGTACATTTACTGCTGGTAATGGTGAACAATGGGCTGGTGTTGCTTTACCGTTAGTACGTAAAGTATTCGCTCAGATCTCTGCAAAAGACTTTTTATCAGTTCAACCAATGAACTTACCTTCAGGTCTTGTATTCTATCTTGATTTCAAATACGGTACTTCAAAAGCTCCATTCGCGGATGGTGATAACATGTACGGTGCTTTGGATACATTAGATACTGATCCTACAGGTGGTCTTTACGGCGTAGGTCGTTTCTCTTACTCTTTGAACACAAAGACTCAAGAAGACGTAGCTTACACAGTATCTGCTGCTAGTTCAGCTTCTATCGGATATGAAAGCGGTATTAACCCATCTAACTACGTAGTAGTAACTGCAACTTTACCAGCTTCAACTAACTTCGACGCTAAAGGTGTTCGTGCTTTTGCTTTATTATCTGCTTCTGTTAACTTAGACGCAAATATCTTAAAAGCTTACACTACTACAAACGGTACATCAACTGTAGCTTTCGTAGTATTAGGTTCAGCTATCAATAAAGTAGCAGGTGATACAGGTTCTGCTGGTACTTCTAACTTCGATGTAGTTTACCACAAACAACCAGTTGATAACGCTCGTGGTGATTTCGAAGCTAACTCTTCAGCTGCGGTAGATAGCTCTATCACAATCCCTGAAATTGACGTTCAATTACGTTCTGAGGCAGTAGTTGCTAAAACTCGTAAATTGAAAGCACAATGGACTCCAGAATTCGCTCAAGACTTAAATGCTTACCATAGCATTGATGCTGAAGCTGAATTGACTTCATTGTTGAGCGAATATATCTCTATGGAGATCGATTTAGAATTGATCGACATGTTGATTCAAGATGCTCGTACTACTGAAAAGTGGTCTGTAGAGAATAACAAAGTATGGAATGGTTCAGCTTGGACTACTTCAACTTCTGATTTCTATAACACACAAGGTCAGTGGTTCCAAACTTTAGGTACTAAGATTCAAAAAGTATCTAATAAAATTCACCAAAAGACATTACGTGGTGGTGCTAACTTCTTAGTATGTTCTCCTAACGTTGCAACTATCTTGGAATCAATTCCTGGATATGCTGCTGATACAAACGGCGACAAAATGGAGTTTGCAATGGGTGTTCAAAAAGTTGGTAACTTAAACAGTCGTTTCAAGGTTTACAAAAACCCTTACATGACTGAGAATACCATCTTAATGGGCTTCCGTGGTGGTCAATTCTTAGAGGCTGGTGCGGTTTACGCTCCTTATGTGCCTTTAATGATGACTCCATTAGTGTACGATCCAGAAACATTTACTCCACGTAAAGGTTTGATGACTCGTTACGCTAAGAAAATGATCCGTCCAGAATTCTATGGTAAGATCTTTATCACAGATTTAGAGCAAATCTAATCTAGGATAGAATAATAGAGAGAGAGGCCTTCGGGCCTCTTTTTTTGTTTATATAGGTCTTTATCGTCTATTTATAAACATATAAAGAGTTGTTTCATTAAATAAAGATCTATGACATCAAAACCGCACACTGATGAGGTATATGTTGAAAAACGTAAACCTAAGTATCCAATCAAGTTTAACATTCAGCTCAACGAGGAGCAAAAGATCGCCAAGTCTATAATTATAGAAAACCCGATAACAGTTATAAAGGGTATGGCAGGTTCCGGAAAGACATTAGTAGCAGCTCAAGCAGCTCTAGATATGTTATTTAATAAAGAAGTAGAACGTATTGTTATTACAAGACCAACCGTTTCCAAGGAGGATATAGGCTTCTTACCAGGAGATATTAAAGAGAAGATGGATCCTTGGTTAGCACCCATCTATCACAATCTATACATGCTTTATGATAAGGTTAAGATAGATAGAGACTTAGATAACGGTAAGATAGAAATTGTACCATTTGCATTTATGAGAGGAAGAACTTTTGTTGATTCTTTTGTAATTGTCGACGAGGCTCAAAACGTTACTCATTCCCAAATGGAAGCTGTAATAGGTCGATTAGGAAAAGGAAGTAAAATGGTAATATGTGGCGACATGGCACAAATTGATTTACACTCTAAAAAAGAGACTGGGTTTTCTTTTTTAACAAGAGTAGAAGAACAAGTAAAAGGCTTTAGAGTTGTCAACTTAGAAAAGAATCACAGACACGCAATAGTAGCTCCGGTTCTAAAGGTATACGAAACTTTTAGGGACTAAAGATAGTTACTATTTATTAATAAAATAAAGTAGAATGGCTAATATACAGATATGGAACGGTTCATCACAGTTTGCAGCAGGGCAAACCCCGTTTGGATTTTATGACACAGATTCTGAGTTTATCGCTGAAGCTGATAAAGTAGCAAAATACTGTGCTATAAAATTAGGATGGCCTTTGATGGATGTTGAATTAACATCTGGATCTTTTTACGCTGCTTTTGAAGAAGCAATTACCCAATACGGTAACGAACTATACCAACAACAAATACAGCAAAATTTCTTATCAGTACAGGGAGGTAATTCTTCTATAAACTTAAATGCTACTTTAGTTCGTCCTTCTTTAAATAGAATGATTGAAATTAGTAAGAATTATGGAACAGAAGCAGGAGTAGGAGGAACTGTAAGAAAATACTCAGGGTCTTTAGATACAGTACCAGACCAGCAGAACTACGACCTAAACTTATGGGCAACTCAACAAGGTATAACAGGAGGAATTGAAATTAGAAAAGTATTCTACGAAGCTCCTCCTGCTATATTAAGATATTTTGACCCTTATGCAGGTACTGGTACAGGTGTACAGTCTTTAATGGATGCTTTTGACTTTGGATCATATAGTCCAGGTGTAAACTTCTTATTAATGCCAACATCTTTTGATATGTTGAAAGTTCAAGCAATTGAATTCAATGATCAGGTAAGACGTTCAGCTTATTCCTTCGAATTAGTAGCAAATCAACTAAAATTATTTCCAATACCTAAGAATGGCGGTAAACTATTCTTTGAATACTATAAAAATTCAGATAAAAGGTATATTGACGACGGAGTAATGTTAGGAGGAGGTTCTGCAGGCTCTAATTACGGGGGTACTACAAATACAAATAATATAATTACAAATATCTCTAACGTACCGTATGCAAATCCGGTATATTCTGATTTTAACGCCCCATCTAAAGCATGGGTGTATAATTATTCAGCAGCTACAGCGAAAGAGATGCTAGCATATATAAGAGGCAAGTATACTTCAATACCTGTTCCAGGTTCTGAAGCTACATTAAACCAAAGTGACTTATTAGCAGATGCTAGAACAGAAAAAGCAGGGTTGATAGAAAGTCTTAGAGCTAATTTAGCTTCAACTAACATGACATCCTTATTAGAAGCAAAAGCAAGCGAAGCTAAATTTTTAAACGACACTTTACAAGGTGTTCCAATGCTTATTTACATAGGATGATAAAACTACTTAAGATATTAACCGAAGAAGAGTATAATACATACCAAGGATTAGTAAGAATTACTATATCCCCTGATGTGACTATACAAGAAACCGGTGAATTAATGAGAGCCATGCCTGGGGTTATAACAGTAACACAGGTATCTCACAACGATAGTAATAATACAGCTGTAATGAAGATGAAAATCATTACAAAACAACAAGCAGAACCGGCTTTTGCTAAATTAAAACAAGTTTCATTAAGTAAAATACCTCAAATAACAAAGTTTGAGTTCGCACCTAAAACAATTGAGGTAAAATGATATTTGGAAGTACAAGAGATTTTGGACTACTTACTAATATAGGTAGAGAATTACTCAAAGATATAGTTGAGCAAGAGATCTTATACTATAAATTTAGTGTAGAAGATACAGAAGCTAATATATACGGGGAAGCTCTTAGTAAATCCTTCTGGAATGCAATAAAACTAAACTGTTTTATTACTAGAGGTGACCAAATAATCACAGATGACGACTTTGGACCAGACTTAACAAGAGAAGCTTCCTTTGCATTCATAAGACAAGACTTAGTAGATACAAGTATAGTACCAGAGGTAGGAGATATCTTACTTTGGCATGAAAACTACTACGAAGTAGACACTGTTGTAGAGAATCAACTGTTCTTAGGTAGAGATAGCAGCTATAATTTTACACAATACGGCTCTCAATTCGGAAGCTCAGTATCAATTATAGTTAAATGTCACCTAACAAGAGCAGAAAAAGTAGGAATAACACAAGTAATTATATAATAGATGGCTAATAATAAACCAATACCAAAAACACAGCTAGAAATCGCACAAAGTTTTGTGGATCCGCTACTGAATACAGGTAAATCCCCGTCTGTTGATAATAAAAGAAGAGAATTACAGAAGACTGTAAAGAATGATGATGTAAAACAGTTCTCTTTAGGTCTAAAAGACATAGATGAGACTATATTCTACTACTTTACTAAGGTAATTAGACCTACAGTAATACAAAATGGATTAAAAAAGGAGGTACCATTACTATATGGCTCACCAGAACGATGGGCTGCTGTACAGAAAGATGGATTCTATAGAGATAAAGGCGGAAAGATACAAGCTCCTCTTATAATGTTTAAGAGAGACTCAGTAGAAAAGAATAGAAGCTATGGAAATAAGCTAGATGCTAACAATCCATTGAATTATGGTATCTTTGAAAAGAAGTTTTCTAAGAAAAACATGTATGACCGCTTCAGTTTATTAAATAATAGAGATGAAGTAAAGGAATTCTATGCTGTTGTTATGCCAGACTTCGTAGATATAACGTATTCTTGTATAATCTTTACAGATTATGTAGAGCAAATGAACAAACTAGTAGAAGCTATTAACTTTGCATCAG